CTAATTGCTAAGATGCTTCCATCATAACTCATTGTCATTATTTGACCAAAGTTATCATTATTCTTAACTAACTCTGCTGTTTGCGATGGATCTAATAATCCAGCATTCCCAGTAGAGTCATAATCATCATCTGGCAATGCTACGTTAGTAGGTAATGACGACTGTGTTGAAATTGCGTCTAACTGTGTCCACACAGACGATACGCCTTCCACTGCAATTGTGCTGTCATCACCTATTACATCTTCTGAATTTTGCCATAGTTTAGAATCATACCAAACAATAGATCCTGCAGGATATGCAGTTGCTGATGCATATATTCCTTTGTAATTTTGATTTTCTAAATTTGACCAACTTGTGCCATTGTAGGTATACAAATATACCCTACCTTTATTATCCAGCGAGCCTGGTGCAGAGACTGCCATATAATATGTAGTATCTGTTTTTCCAATAGTAATCTGTGAGCCAAACAGTTCCGCTGTTGCTGGACGTGGGCTTATTAATGAAGTATCAATAACCCATTGTTTGTTTAAGAACTTATAAACAGTTACCATTCCCTGTAAACTGTATCCAGCATTGCTACCAATGGTAGTGGCTTCCACTATAGTTTCTGGTTCAAACAATTCGAGGAAAATATTTTCATTTCCGATATTGCCGTCAACATCATTAATTGCCTTCCATAACTTGCTTTGGTACAGTACAATGTCAGAAGCTAGATAGTCTTCTAATTCATTATATTGTCCCATAAACTTATTAGGAATGTAACTAGCGTTAGGCGAACCAACAATTAAAAAGTGACCGTCTGGTGATGCTGCAATAGATTGACCAAAACTATTTCCTAACGACTCCCTAAACGATAATGGAGGTGAAATTGTTTGATATAAGTCTAATCCTGTTGCTGTTTCAACATAAGAAAACAAGTATTTTGTTGCAGGCATACTTGAAATAATCTGTTTTAACGAATTAATATACAATACAGTTGTACCGCTTTTAATAGGGTCTGTGATACCGTATGCGGTTAAATTCTTATGTTTGTATTGTTTAGTTTTTTCAATCACTTCCCAGTGTCCGTCAACATTTTTGTCAACCCATAGTCTTGATCCGGCCTTAAGCAGTGCAGCTTGCTCTGGATCAAGATTAGAATAACTGCCGAATCTTGCAGGTGTTAATACATTTAGATATATTAACGAACTAGAATCTAATGAAGGTGTTGGACTAGTTAGCGGTACTGTTAGTATAATTGCTTTTGCCGTTACAGATGTTATCTTATAAAATCCTGTTAGGTCGCCAACATTTTTAATACCAATAATATCGCCGGCTGCTAACTTATGAAATTTAGTAAGAGTAATTGTTATTTCTGTTTTATCTTTAACAATTGATTCAATTATTAAATTGCTTGCTTGATTAAATCTAACAACATCCCAAGTTGCTTGATCAAAAGTAATCCATAGATGATCGTTTTCAGTTACTGTTGAGATATCTAAATTTAAAATATCGTCCTTTGTTGGCAACGCAAACTTCACGTGAGTATTTCTAACGTAGCCAGCTGTTGCTGGAAAGTCTTCAACGTAGCTTGTCGGAATAATACTTGTTGTGAACGTGGCACTTGGTAATACTGTAAAATTATCTTGATTAACTCGAAGATACCTATCAGTAATTACTGAGCTAATAGATTCCGATGTAATAATTATAGGCTGCGGATTAATCTTGAAATCGTTAGCGTATAATCTAATTTCTGTTTCAATAATTTCGTCTGTGCCGCCGACTGCTCCAACCTTAAATGCCCACTCTTCGTTTAACACAACGCTGTCTGTTGTAGAACGACTTAATTTATCAAATACTTTAATAATAGAATTTGCTGTTCCTTTTTCACGAATAAAACCCTGGAACAATTTAAACTGGCTTACTTCATCTTCTGCAAGATTTTGTAGGTAATCTCTTGTTTGATATCCTATTGCGTGACGTCCTAGTTCACGCTGGCTTGTACCGACTCCGTCGGCATCTAAGTCATAATAGTCGTCAAATAAATTAATTCTATAATCAAAGTTTGGAACTAGACCAGGTGTAGGTACTAAATCTAGAAGTGTCCAATTGCTTTCTATAAAAGTTTCAACACCTGCTTGATTTGTCTTGCTTGTCCAATTGTGTGCCTTGTAAGAAACGATGTCTCCTAATTTATAATCTACAAACGGATTCCACTGCTGTATTGCAACTCCGTCATACAAGAAACCAGGACTGGTATAATCGCCGTCCCAATCAGTTGTCCTAAACCCTCGTGACTTAATTCTATCTTGTCTGTATCCTGTAGACTTATCATAGATAACATCATTAAACACTGTCTTGTCAGAAAACAATGTAATGTGTTCTTTTAACACAAAGTGTGCTTTAAAATAATAAATGCCGTCATTAGTGTTTACTGTAGTAACGGTTAAGTTTTGAAAATCACGTTTTACATTAATAAATGCAGGCATTAATTGTGTGCCGTCGGCACGCAAAACTTGATAAGGATAAAAGCCATCAAATAAATTATCAGCCACTCCAAGAGCAAATGATATATCAATTTTTTGTGCGGCAGGGCTTAATGTTAATATAGCACCTAACTCCCAATTGTGCTTGGTCCAGAACATAAATTCTTTACAAGCAGTTAACCAATCTTGTGCAACTTTATTTGTAGTGTCGTATTGGTCAAATGTCAATCCGATCGATTTTAAATACTCGCCATATCCTAACAAGAAGTCTACAACTTCTTGAACTGACGTTAATACTTCGCCGTAACTAATTGTAGATGTTCTTAATTTCTGAAATGTTTTTCTGTAAAGAGCAGTAACAGCATTTGTAGTTGAAGGGAATGCAACTTCTTTCAACGAGTCAGTGTCAAATTTAAGACCAGATGTATAACTCTTTATAGTTCTATAATATTTGTTTAGATAACGAACTAAAATTCCGTTACCGTAAAATTTTTCAGGGGCCCAGTTCAAGAAACTTTCTGTCACTCCTCCCACTACTATTGCCGAATCACTAGAGCCAGCCAATGGCTTATAATAAGTGAAATAAGGGTATTGATTATCATACCCAGAAATTTTCCAACCAGTGTCAACCTTTTCAAATAATACCCCACTGTAAGAAATACTCGATATTGGGCAACTTACATTGAAAATAACTTCGTAATTCTCAGGTGGTACAAAAACACTGCTCGATGAAGAATTCGGTGTTTTGCTATCTAAAATATATTTTTGTTCTGTTTGGTCTACAAATCCAGAAATTCTACTTGACAGCTGAACATCAATGCCTGCAATCTTTTCTGAAATTGTTGTTGTAGGCAAACCCTGGCTTAGGATATAATCAGCAATGAATGAAACTAATCCTGCTGTTTGAGTTACACCAGGTTGAGGGATTTTTAAATCTTCTAGTTTTACAAAAACATTAGTGTCAGTGTGGACTAGTTGGCCAATAATGTTTGTGTTGGTTCTACTAATATCAAAGGCATCACTAATATAGTTAAACGGTTTTAACAAACACAGGGCACGAATTACAGAGAATGGGTACTCTGAGCTGCTTCTCCAAGCGTATTCTACTGGGCTGTGGTCACCAAACTTAAAACTACCGGTGTTATTAATTAGTGTATAGTTAGTGGCTAAACTAGAATCCAAAGGACTTATTAAGTTTCCGTCACCGTCTACAGGAATGTGTTTCATTAATGATGGACGTTGGTATCTTACATATGTGCCTGCTCTCGGACCGTGACGGATAATTCCGTCTCTAAGATCTTCCCACAATAACAAGTTATTACGGGTGTATGGTGCAGCACCATATTGATCTTCCCACCAAGTAGGTTGCTCGGAAAAACCTAACATTTCCCAAGGACAACGATGTGGGCGGTCGGTGTCATAAAACCAGTTGTAAACTCCTCTCCAGTATCCTGGCAAGTTTACCGCTTGCGTTGGATCTGTCATATTACTATAAGTGTACGTGAATGAATTTTCCGAGTCTAAATAAGAATTAGAAATATAATCAGTGTTTGTACCAGACACCCATCGTAGGAAATCGTGGGCTAGCAACGGATCAACTTCGGCTTTGCTAAATGTTGTATTTCCGTAGTATCCTCCTATTGCTGCATCATTATCAAATTTAGTTGAGTCATAATCTTTCTTTAAATTATTGTAAATTCTATATTCTAACTCTAATATTAGGTCGTCTCTATAATCGTTGTAAGATGCAGTTATACTTCCATCGTGTCCTTGTATTACTAACCTTGGTTCTACATAAGTATCATCAACAAATGTCATAGGAGTATACTTTTTGTACAATCCTAGCTTTGTTGGAGTTGAAGGAATAAAACAGAAACTAGACGATACATATTCTCGTATTTGAATTACATCGCCTTCCGCTAATGTTACTAACAATCTAATAAAAGAGAATAACGGATCAAATGTATAATCTCTAGTAATTAACAGTTGTTCTCCATTAACATACACATACACTGCACGTCTACTTAATTCATAAACATTAAATGTTTGACTTAGGGTGAATGTTTTAATTCCTTCATCTTCTACGACATATCGAAGTTCAGAATATGCTCCGCTACCTGCCATATCAGAATCAACAAACGGATCTGCATCAGTTTTAGTCTTACCAATTTCTGTTAAAATTTCATCAACCATTGCCACTGGATCACCGTAGTACGGTAGATCAGAAGCAAGTTCAATAAATTTATTTTTAAATTCTGTATACGATTTTAATGAATACTCTACTGCCTTAACTACATTTATTTTTTTATCGCACAATAATGTTAATGCTAGCGGAGTTATTCCTGTGTGTTTTAGAAAGCGTCTACCTTTGTTTTGATAACCATCAATGTCTCTAAGATTGCTGATTCCAGGAAACACTCCTGTAAAGTTATCATCTAGTTCAACTTCAGTTCCGACGTGATCAATTGCTTGGCCAAGTGTAAATTTCTTTAAATTTTCATTTAAGGGATTACGTTCAAGCCCTTGTGGTATCTGATAATATCCTGTGTTAGGGATTAAATCTGCATAAATTTTGACCGATACTACATCGCCTACTGTTAATGTGTTTGGCAATACAAATAATCCATTGTTTTCAATCCCGTACTGAATATCAACTCCATCTAATTCTGTACCGTTTACATAGAACAACATTCTAATGTCAGATGCATTAGTTACTTCTGTCCAGACAATCGTTGAAAGTTTTACTAAATTACTAGCAACCGTTATAACCACACTGTCAATAATTGGTTGGTTAAAGGCTAGGTCAGTTGCAATCCAGCCGTTATCAAATACATTGTCGGGATTAAATTTATAGAATCCTCGGTTAACAGTTTGTTCTGTTACCACACCATTGTGATAGTGCATAAACGAATCAATATCCCAATCAAATTCAAATTGTATATCACCAACGTTGTTAATGTTCAAATAACTCAGTTGAAATCCTAATTCATTATCTACAATACTGTTTCCAATTGCATAGCTTACAATTTCGGTACCTGTAAAAGAGCTTACCGGATACGCTGTATGATCTCCAAAACTAGTACCGTCGTTGTCAAACGCATCAAACATCGGAGGTTGGTTTACTTTTATTTTTTCTTGACTGCTGTTCCAAGAAGTACCATCAAAGTAAAACATCTTGCCGCGATTAATTCCACCACGACTAATTAACACAGTTTCACCGGAAATAGATTCTCCGTCACTTGCCAACTTTAACGTAATTTGTTTTTTATTATTGTGTGTAATAAATTCAACAACATAGATTTTATTATTAGCCAGCGAGTCCGTATCCGCTGTAACTAATACTCGAGCACCTTCAAAAAGAGACTCACTGTCTACGTTATATCCTGTACTACCCTCGATCGTAGAAAAAATATCTTTGGTAAAATTATCAATATAGTCTACGGTTAACTTTGCAACAGCACCGTGCTGATATAGTTGTAGGTTAGGCTTAAATTCAATAATAGGGCGTTTTGCTCTAGATGTTCCAACTGAATCAAAATCAGTGTTATTAAAAGCGTGTGACTGATCCAACACACTTCTATGAAACCAACGGTTATATCGACTCCACGGATTTAAGTCAATGCTTGCACGATTAATAGTAATGTAATCTTTGTCGCCAGGGTATGCACTTGCATCGTCGAACGGCTCTGTATCAAATCCTGCATTATCGAACAACACCTCAGGAGTAGTTACAGCAAGTAACGGAGCTACTAAATCTGTAAATCTAATTAATTTAATTTTTGAGCCTACACCCTCAACCAACCACTTATCCTTTGCATATTCTGCAGGAGTGACTTGGCCACTAAAGTATACCAGCATACCATTAGACAAAGTTATTCCGTTGCTGCTGGTGTATGTTTCTTTTCCAATGACTTCTGTAGTAATATTAATCTTTGTAGCTGTGTCTATATCAGCAATTATAAATCTACCAAGTCTGTTTGGATTAATAGTACTTTGATAAAACAATACATCGGGTGCATTGTATGGAACAGTAAATGTTATTGTTCCTGTAGAAATGTTGTTGTTTGTTACACCGTCTGTGTAATCTAGAACTCCAGCAGCAGATGTGTTATCAATAAACTCCCAGTCTTGAGAATCTAAATCAATACTGCTTCCATCTGCAGGAGACACTTCAACTAATGCTTTCCACAATTTGCTATTGTAAACTACATACTGGCCTTTGCTGTATGTTAAATTAGGGTTGAATAATAAAGACCCGGTGTCATATGAGGTTCTAATAGAGAACGATTCGTTTGCTAGAGAAATATTAAACTTGTAAGTTTGTCCTCTATATAATGTAAGTGTTGGGTTGTTAGTTAACCCGTCCGGAGAGAAAATCCAATTTTCGCCTACACCGGATTTTACTCGATATGTACTTACAATGTTTGCAGCCTGACCTAAAATTCTAATAGGAGGAGGTCCTTCTGGAATCCAAAAGTATTCTCTAAAATTTGTAAACTTGTCCCAATCAATCGGAGGATTCCAAGCATAATGGTTTTGGCCAGTGATTAAATCATCGCGGTCAATATGGTTGTTAAAGAACTTTATTTGATTTTTAAAATCAATGTAGTCGTAGAAGTTTGTTACTTTATTATCTTCTCTAATAACAACGCCAGCTTCTAATTGATACCTTGACCGAAGTGTCTGATCAGTGTCAAGGTAAATGTCTGTACCCTTATACGTCTTTCCGTAACGTCGTCCTATGTATCCAACAGTTTTCTCTAAAACGCCAGGCTGAATTAAAGGGTCAACTACTGCACCCAAAAATTTAGCGTTGGAGTCTGTTTGAAAGACCTGCGGTAATAATTCTACCGATCTTCTGATTGGCAACTCACTGTCTGGAAAAATATCTTTAGCCATTGCTATAAACCTTAAATTGATGTACCTGTACTATTAATTATCGAATTAATATTTGCTCTAATTTCTACTGCATTAATAGCAGAAACAATTTCAATGTCATCTACTGTTGCTCCGCTAACAAAAATTTCATCCGACCTACTTTGTATTTCAAACAAACTACCAAAAGACTGGGTAGTCTGTTTAGGAAGGATGACTAAGTTGCTAACATCAGGTGCTACTGAGTTTGTAACATATGTAATTAATTCGCCTAGGTAGAATCTATCTCCAAAGTCCCAATTGTTTACATCAAAGAATGTGTTAATTGCATTTACAATCCTAACTTTTAAATCGTTGTCGTTAATAGACCTAGTTGTGTTCTTAACAACTTTAAATGTTGCTTGTAATTTTTCATCGGCTGTGCTACCAAACAATACTTTGTAGGTCACTGGATGATAGATTATTTCATCGCTGATAGATTTAATAGAATTTAAATTGTTGCCAAAGCCTATGCGCAAACTTTCGCTAGTTGGTGGTATGGGGGCAACTGTTGTTGCTCCTGCCAAATAATTTCTAAAACTAGTATCATAGGATCTGGTCAATAGATATATGTCAATAATGTTGCTGACGCTTGGGTCAATTCTACTATCAGTATCAGCATTGTGAATATACTGAAACTTTAAATTAGCACGACCATAATTTGCTCTATAATCACTTTGTAAATCTAAAGTGTTAGTTGTCTTATTAACTTTTTTAACCCTATCTTCGTTACTAGAATAAAAATAAATTAAATCGCCGTCATTATAATTGTTGATATTAACGTCCGATTCTCTAAATTGTATATCAATTAAATTTGATGAATTATCAATAAATGCATATACTTTATTTCCTAAGTCATCAACTGTTTCTTGGAAAAATAAGAATTGAAGATCTTGGTCTAATCCTACAATTTTTTCAAATGCATCGGGGTTGTCGATTACTCCGTCGTCGTCTTTGTCAGCAAACGCAATTTTAATTTGATCTGTTGCTTCATATCCATCATCGTATCTAATAGTATCGCCGATTTCAAAAGGAATATCTGTTTTTAGCGCAGTTACTAATCCGCTATCAGTGTTAATGTTTAAAATTTTAACTTGATCTTTAACCACTTTATTTGTACGAGAGTCGAATATTTTTTTGTTAGAATCTAAATAAAATCTGTTCTGATTTAAACTACCAAAGATATAGTCTAATCCACGGATTCTAACTACATATCGATCAGCTTCTTTTACAAATGCAATCAACCAGGCTGCATCAACGTTGGTGTTTGTGGTATCGCCTGCTTTACCTAAAGTAAAATCATTTATAAGATCAATGTTCGCAGATGTAATAATTTTCCAACTAGTGTCAGATAGCTCGTATCTAAGGCCGAAGTTTAAATTATTAAATGCAAGACTGACCATTTCGTTTTCCAGTGCATTGGCTAGGTTAGTTACTAGTTTTGGAATAATCCTAACCGCAATAGAACCTGTTGGAATAATATCGCTAAATTCAACTGGGCCTTTTCCAGTTGTTAGTACACCACGACCGGCATTTGTTCCGTCGCCTTGAACCTTAGTTATTTTTGTCCATAGATAAGACACTTGTTCAGGATCTAAATAGTTTGAGTCAACTAATATACCATTTTTAAATGCTTTTCCTAACGGTGGGGTAAATTTAATCAAAGAACCTACCTGCGCATACTTAAGAGTATTTGTTGTATATGTACTAACTTTTTGTTTTGTTAAGTCAGTGGCGTTGATAAAATATCCCGTTGAGTTATTTGTTGTATATGTTATTTGATTCCAAACAATATTTGTGTCTGTAAAAACAATCCTATTAAACTTTGTAAAATAAAAATTGTAAACATCGGTGTCAGTAAACAACGGTTCAATTTTATTTCTGATAAAGTTTACAATCTCTACTCTATTTTTAAATGTAAAAGAAATAGTTCTTTCAATTTCATTTTTATAAATGTATCCGTCATCTGCAAATACATTAACATTGGAATATTTTCCGCTGGCATCAATTATGTCAAAGTTTCTAGAAATACCACTAGAAGTTCTGTTCAAAGATTTTACTTTTAAAATGTCTTGGCTGCTAGATAGCGGAGCAAGATTATAATCTTCCCCAGTAATCATTCTATTTTGTGTATAGTACAATGCTGGTGCATTTTTTCTAATAGTATCTATATCTTCAGATGCGGACGAAGAACTAACAGTACTTTTTAAACTCATACTAACTGTTAACGTATGCTGAATACCCTGCTTATTAGTGTAAGGAATTGATAGATTAATTCCTCGCATCTCAGATGGAGAAATAGAATATGTCAAGCCGTTACTAACTCTATAGTAGATACGGAATGCACCTTGTGGTAAGTTACCGTAGACACCGTCAGCAAATACTAGATCAATTTTGTCAGCGGCTTTTGTAGTTACTGAATAGATATCTCTAATATTATTAATACTGCTGTTATAAGCAATGTTGTTGCCAACTAAGTTTGAAACTTTTGCCCATTGAGATTTTTGAGCGCCGTTTGAGTCTAACGCAAATAACCAAACATCGTCGTTATTGACGTTTTCGCTGTCTACAGAAACACGTTCGTTAGTGGTAGGAACAGAAATAGTAAAATCTGCAAGTTCTAAACTTCCTTGCTTAAACATAAAGTAGAAACCAGTATTAGAACTGCCTGCACCTTTACCGTCATTGCGGTAAACAAAACCAATTTGATTTCCGGGAACAGGCGGCTCTTCGTACAGTGTTTCACTGTTAGCAAAACTTGTGCTAACAACTTCAAAGTTCATACCACGGCCTGCTACTGCTTTAGCATATGTAAAAATAGGAACGTCATTAGAAATGGTTCTAAATCTGTATTGTTCCGTAGAAATACCTTGCACTGTTGCTTTGCCTTGGCTTCTGCCAAACTCTGTGTTATCTGCCATTGCTGCATTTAATACAGTAATAAATTGCTCTGTCCAGTTAACATTTGTAGGATCGTTCCATATAATTGTTTGAGAGGATAGATTTCTTCCGTTGCTGTCTAATAAATCTTCAGTAGTGCTTACTGTGTCAAATTTCATTAATCCCTGAGCTGCAATATTACGTTTAGCATTATAGCTTAACATACGTGCAATGCGCAGTACGCTTTCCTTGCGCTCTGCAAGTTCAATAAAATTTTCGCGGCTGGCTAGATCAATACGGAAAGCAAGGCTTTGACCTAAGAACGCAACCGCATCAATAAGGGCCATATACTCAGAACTTTCAATATAATCGTTGAAGTCCTCTGGATAATTTTCACGGAGATATGTGATAATAACACGGCGCAGATTTTCAAAATCATACGACTTGAAGTCAGCATTTTGAAATGTCTGATATATTGTTTTCCAATCTTGATTTAAGATTAAATTTGTTTGTCTCGACGTTGTTGTCATTTATATGTCCTATTCTACTATTTATCCGATATAATTATGTGGTCACTTTATGATGGAGTTTGTTTTATCAAAGTCAAACGTCATACGTTCACTGATGTTAAACGGCATATAAACAATGTCTGCTTGTATCCTAATGCCTTGGTCTGTTGCGTCAACAGTGATTCCGTTAATAGCAATTCGTGGATCGTAGTTGATGATTGTTTCAACGTCTTTTGAAATTAATTGTTTAACCTCATCTGTAAATTGTTCAAATAACATATCCCAAATAATAGTACCAAAGTCTGGATTTTCCAACTTTTCACCTTTACGAATATAAAAATGATTCATAATGTCTTGCTTAACCAAGTCAATGTCATAGAGTTTAAAATTCTTTTTAGATTCACTAGAACTAAAACCTTTATAGGTAAATGCTTGTCCTGCATCGTCACCTATACTGGCTTTATATTTTGCAACTGTTTTTTGATTGTATAACTTAGTCATAATTTTTATCCTTCATCTCTATCAGTGTCTAGTGGTGTGACAAACTGAGGTGCTTGGTTTTCGTGCAGTACCCAAGGCTCGTGCATTGGGACTCTTTTCATAATACTAGCAAATGTGCCTGACTGATAGCGTTTACTACCGACCCATCCAGCTTTAGTACTTGTCACAGGATTATCACGCAATACCAGCGGTAAAACCTGTTCTGCATTTTCTGCTGCTTCAGCTGCCATACTGTTCATATAAATTTTTCCTGCTGACTCAACGTGATCGCCACCGCTACCTATATTAGTGTCACCGCCTGCACTGATATTATTATTTGCTCCACTATTAATATGAGTAGTTCCAACTGTAGAAATTTTAGATGATCCGCCTACTAATAATTCAAGATTATTACCAACCGTAATTTTACTTGCTCCGTTAACTAGAAACTCTAAATCCTGTGCTACTTCAACGTGCCATTTACCAGATGCCGCTTTCATATTAATGTTGCGACCTGCTTCCATATTAATGTCTCTATCGGCTCTAAAATTAAAATCATTTTCAGTATGTACACTGACGCTATCTTGAGCATAAATGTCAAGTTTACCATTGCTAGTCATTTCAATCCACGTTGTTCCTCTACTGTTACCAATGTAAATTAAATCTTCACTGTTATGCATTAACAATTGGTGGCCGGTTCTAGTACGTATTCTAAAATATTCGTTGTAGGGAATATCAGGTTGGCCTTTTTTAGTTTCATTAGTATCTAATGTATCAACATATTCTACTGGTCCTGCACTGGCAGGCTTAACCCGTTGATACTGATCATCGCCGTCATCGAACACCATTGTAGTACCGCCAAGTCTACTAACTGGTACAGGTTTAGCTGTTAGGCTTTGTTTTTGTCCTATTGTCTTTCTAAGTGCGCCAGCACGTCTATCTAGTGGTCCTGGAGTTGAAATGCCGAATACCATATTTGGCACATTTCTTCTACTGGTTGAAGTTGTAGTTCCTCGGGCATCATCTTCTAATAATCCCTGTTCTAAAAATACATCAGCGATTGGGTGAACTGGTTTTTTGATCTTGTCAATTTCCATATTCGTATCAAGCGCATTTGCCTGACGATTAATTTCACCAACTGGCAATGGTTGTTTAGTATCATATTTTGCTTTATCAGCAGCAGATAATTCAACGTTTAGAGAACCGGCAATACCCGGAACCATATGATTTGTAAATTTACCAGGAACACACGCAGTCCAAAATCCCTGTGATGGGTCTCCGTCAACAAAGAATGTTAATACGGTAACTCCTACATCTGGTGGCACGAACCACATACCATAAGATTTTTGTGTATCGTTAAAATCTTCTTTGTTCTGCCCCATAAATTCATATGCAGTTGATCCATAAAACGGGCTGGCAAATTTTACAGAATATGTTTGATTTGCATCACCTATGTTGTTACCTTCACGTCTTAATAGAGTAACTTGTAAGGTACCCATAAACGCTGGATCAAGATGCCCCACTACCTTAGCAAGGTATGGGCCATTGCCTATTGTCTTTCTAGTATTAGCTGACGGTCGTTTTTCTACTGACATTTTTATCCTTTATTATGAACCAACGCTTTCGCCGTTTGGTCCATTGTATCCTTCTGCGGCTTTTGTTGACTTACTAGCAGTGTCAGCATCAATAAACGTCTTAAGTGTAGGCGCAGCTGACAATTTGTACAATGTAGATTGTGCTTTGGAAATTGTCTGCTTTCCTTCGTAATCCTGAGGCTGTCCAGTCATTCTAATTAATTTTAGTGTTTGTGTAAAGACACCGCCAGCAAATTTATTATCGCATTTTACAACTTTGTAAATTCCGCTAAACGGGCTAACAATTTCTCCCGGGGGGAAATTCCATAATCCGCCTGTTCCCACTACTCCAAGGTTTGGTTCAACTGGGGTTCTGAATGTTACATAAACATACGTATCGCTGCCTTCATAGTTCATTGTTAAATCTGCATTTGTCTGGCTGTTAGGTCCTAGTGGTGCTAAGTAGTTTCCAATGCCAGAATCAACTAACCAGTAAGGGTCGCCTAAAATTTCTAAATTAAGATTAATTAAGTCTGCACTATTTTTTAAGAAAGCATTTTGAAATGCATCGGCTACACGCTGCTCAGTGGTCTTACTGCCAGACCCACCAGTACTCGGAGGCAATCCTGCTTCCATATCAGGTTTAACTGGTTTTGATCCAGTGGTGTTTGCAATGCCGTCTGGTGCTGATCCCTGTTGCAGATCAGCTTGTGATCTTTTTTCACTTGCCGCTGATTGGCCATCTTGGTTTTGATTTTGAGAGGTCTGTTCAGGTGGTGCTGGTGGCTTGCCGGTATAGAACATATTGTCAATATCAATATCAAATTTTAAAACATCATTATTCAATCCTGTGTAGATATAATTGTATTGTTTTGCAATTATTTTCTTTAATTGTTGATAGCCCGACGGTGCTGAAGTTGGATTTGTAAAAATACTTGAATGTACTTTAAACGGCAAGATTCTATAAATTATACGCTTTGCATAATCGTTACGTTTAATATCAAATTCTAAAAGTTGAATTTGTGTATCGATCCTAAACCAGCTAATTTGTCCTTCAGCGTCGAGCTTACTAGGGTCAATAGCATTTTTAGCATAGTCCGAGCTTAACACACATTGCGTTATGATTTCAGTTAATGATTGATCTTGTGAAAATTTAAATTCACGTATTTTAGGATCAATAGTCATTTTATTTCTATTAACAATACCAGTCTTTTCGTCTTTAACATCGCCGTCTAACTTGGTAACATAGTCACCGCCTGATGCTTGATTAAAACCCATTGTATTTCTAGTGTTTCCTATTACTCCGCCACCAAAGTCTGTAGTAGCTTCGTCTTTGCTTTTGCTACCTATCAATAGTTCAGAAATAAAATTTGGCATTACTAACGCTCTGTTAAGAGTGGTTGCATCACTAGGTGTTAATCCAATATCATCGCTTTCGTCTGTCGGAAATACAATATCATAAATGTTAGGTAGTCCGCCTTCTTTACCGGCGTTTGATTTTTCTCTTTCATTTAATACTGCTCGTAGGCTTTTTGGGCCGCTGGCTAACAATTCATTTAATGTGTCGCCTGTGATAGCAATATCACTAAAGGTTGTATTAAGTGATTTTGAAAAACCTTGATGATTATACGGTATGCACTCAACTTTGTAATTAGAGCCTGCTTCAGTTACACTAAATTTTACTTTCTTTAATTTAACTGTCCAATACCTAGATAACTTTTCAGTGCTTCCAAACATTTTGCCGTCATCAGTATATCCAACATATTCTAATTTTAAAAGATAAGGAGCATTATCTAGATAGCTCGGCCAACCGGCATTGATTGCTGAAGTTTGCATACTATGTAATAACAGTCCCATACTGTAAGGTTCAAAAATGTCGAAGGAAAAAGATACTGCATTTGAGTTGCCTGTTTTTTGTGTTGCAGCAATAACAGTATTCATATTAAAATTGTCAACAAAATACTCAGGCGAGCCGGCAAACGTAGGAGCCCTGTTTCCGTCAAATCTTCCTGCTGATGCAAATACAATAGATGATTTTGTTTGTTTGCCTTGAGAATCTGTATAGGAATCATTTAACCAAACACTAGGATTATTTCTATAGCTCTTTGGATCATTAAATTGTTTAGGTGTAAGGCAAGCTAACGACCACAAATAAGTAACCGATGCAAATCTTTCTAGCGGGTTAGGAAATGGCGGGCCGTTAGGATTAGCTGTAGACAGCCCTCCTAGATTAAGGCCGCCTGTGCTAGTTGGGTTTGGTGTTGTTGTTGCATTAGGATTGACCGTTGCTCCTGGGGTTGCAGTTCCTGTAGTTACAGATGCAGTATTTTGTGCAACAGTTACGCCGTCGCTGGAAGTTAATGTTGGTCCTCCGTCAGGTCTAGTGTCCCCTGTATTATTAGGATTACCAATGTCTCTGCTAGCACCATCTTCGGATGCTGTGGCATCAGCCGGGGGAGTTTCTGTGGCGGTATCTTCTGTTGGTGGTTCCGCAGTATTAGTTGCTGCTGCTTCTTCTGCAAGAGCTGCAAGGTCTGCTTCTAACTGATCCTTGATAGGAAATAGTTCGTTAAATTGTACTGCTAAATTTCGTCTGGCTTCGGCTAGGTTATCAAACTTTGCTTTGTTTGCTGCAATGAAATCTTCATAGTTTGTGTATTCGACTCCATCTACGGTTCCCGTCCAAGATGGACTTCTTCTTCCGGAAGAATTTAGAAAAAATTGCCAACTGTCGTATGCCTGTTGGGCAGCATCTGTTGCTGGTCCAATTTTTGCCGCTAAGGTTTGTCGCTGGGCGTTATTTTCCGCTAGTGCCGCTTGTAATTCTTCTTTAGTGGCCATTTATTATGCCCCTAGGTATTTTTGTATGTTTGATTTTTTAGGGCAATATATAACCGTGCCTGGGGCAAAATCATATATCGGATCTCGTATGGTATCCATATTACGTTGGACAAATATCCACCATAGTTTTGGATCACCATATAAGTCGTAGGCTAGTAGATCGGGTCTATTCTTGTATTGTGTTTCTATAGTGTATTGAAAATCATCTGTTTCAGCAGGCACAGGTCTAATTTCTAAAAGTTCCAAATACATTTTGTTGATATACGTATTTGCCCACGGTGTTGATTTTTTGTATAATGACATTTTAAATGTATCCTATTGCAGTTCCAGCGGCATAATCTTTAAGATTGAATTTACGCAATCTTGTTCTATTGTATATAGGTGCTACTGTAACTGATATTTCACTCACTACCGGCACCCAAGTAGGGGAACCATTTGTTGTACATTTAATATAGTTTACTTCGCTTGGTAGATTAATTGTAACATTCTTAATTATGATAGGAACATTATTAAACACTCTGGCTCCATACCCAGATAGATTACAAATCACAGGAGGGTTACCAACGTTGTCGCCGGAGCCAAACCACATCTTAGTTGCGGTTTTAAAGAATGTTGTTGCTTGTATCCAGTACTCTGCATCCATTTCTGTTTCACAAGAAAATTCACCAGTGATAGTTATATCTTCAATTTGACTATTTTTATAGGCCTGGTATGGCTGATTGTTATGAATGGGATCTATCTGGGCATAGTTAGCTTTTGACGAAACACTAATGTTAGGAAGATATGGCCAAACAACTCCGTTAGTTGCTGACAGTCTTCCAAATGCTCCTCCAAATAATCCAAAGTTACAATTTATTTTAACTCTCCAATCTTCCGCTGCGCCAGGTGTAACTTCAACAAATGCGCCGCGCTGTTGAAATAATTCTGCACCACTTGGTAAATTTCTTGCACGACCTAAACTTAAAATATTGTTAAGCATTCCTGCAGCCGATGAAATTTGGCTTGCAAGGCCTGCTAACCCTGTACCAAGGCCCCCAGAATTTAATCCTAGTTTGTTTAAAGAACTACCAATATCTGCAGTAATGTTAGATACTCCAGCTACTAATCCCTGAGCATTTCCTGCTATGCCGCCTAACGCTGATGTTGCACTGTTTATTGCATTTCCTGCTGAAGCTGCAATACTTTGTACCGGATTGCCTATGCCTCCCAGTGCTGTTTGTGCTGCTCCAATTCCGCTGGTTATATTATTAGATAGACCACCTAGCGGACCTAATCCACTGTTTAATGCGCCGCTTAATTGCCCTACTGTGCTGTTAAGATTTGATTTTAGAGAACTAAAACTATCGCCAGACAGGCCGGCGCCAGCAGCGGATACCGCAGCAGACACTTCCTGCGATGCAGTAGCGATTAGTTTTGCCAATGGATTAATGGACAAAGTCATATGATAAATATCTCCGTTTACTCTATTTATTCTTGATAAAATGTGCTATTATATAAGTAATAGGAGAACCATAACTAAATGATACAGCCACCAAAAATAAAGTACTTAACAAACAAAGATCTACTACGAGAGATCCATTTAAGCAAGAATACCTTTTGCAAATTCACGCAGCCAGAATTTGGAACTTATGATTTAATCATCCCTAATTTGTCCAAAATTAATATTCGCACAATTGCAGACGCAAAAAGAGTTAGGGCTATTAGACTAGGTAAACAAGCACACGAATTAGCACAATCTACAAGCACAAAAAAATTAAGCGGTAAAGATTTTGAAGTAGATTATAAAAAAGTTGCTAAAACAGATGTAGTGTTTAGAGTTATGACATTTGATCATATTCCGCTTGCACCCGGTCGCAAGAAAACCTTAAAGAATACCGCAGACAGCCACGATAAAGTAAATTTTCCTCCTTTCCAACATTGGAAGTTTGATGACAACGATAATTTAATATTAGTTGGTAAAAGTCATTGGAAAGGCGATTTAGTTACTGGCGAGTTTTCAAAAGATCACGGTATGATGACAAACAACCTAGCCCGTATGTTTATTAAATTGTGTGAGCGATATGCAACTAGAGGAAATGTCCGTGGATATACTTACAACGATGAAATGCGTGGTCAAGCAATTTTACAGCTCACCCAGATTGGTCTACAGTTTGATGAAAGCAAGTCTGATAATCCTTTTGCTTATTATACCGCTGCTGTTACTAACTCATTTGTTAGAATCATCAATATCGAAAAGCGCAATCAAAATATTCGAGACGATATACTTGAAATGAATGGTATGAATCCAAGCTGGACTAGACAGAACGCAGGCGGCGGCAGTAACACTGGGCCGGCGCCAGTGACAAATATGGGTGAAGGCGGAGATTGGGATTGACATAGGTAGTGTAGGGGTTGTATACTAACTAAGGAGATTCTATGTCATTATTTAAAAAAGTAGCTTGTTTCACCGATATACATTTCGGTTTAAAATCTGGTAGTAGAACACATAATCAAGATTGCGAAGATTTCGTAAGTTGGTTTTGTGATACTGCAAAAGCAGAAGGTGCAGAAACCTGTATCTTCTTAGGTGACTGGCACCATAATCGGAATACCACCGATGTCAGCACAATGAATTATACTGTTTCAAATTTAGAGAAACTAAGTTCCTCATTTGAAAAAGTCTATTTCATTCTAGGTAACCACGATTTATTCTATAAAGACAAACGAGAAATTAACTCAATTGAGTTTATGCGCTTGTTTCCAAACGTAATTCCTATTAAAGAAAGATTAACCGAAGGTGATGTAACTATTATGCCTTGGTTAGTCGGCGACGAATGGAAAGAAGTTCCAAAGATCAAGAGTCGGTATGTGTTTGGGCACTTGGAATTGCCGCTGTTTTATATGAACGCTATGGTACAGATGCCTGATCACGGACAGTTACAAAGCGATCATTTTGTAAATCAAGAGTATGTGTTTAGCGGTCACTTCCACAAACGACAAAGCAAAGGTAATGTTACTTACATCGGTAATGCATTTCCACACAACTATGCAGATGCAGGTGACGACGATCGCGGTATGATGCTGTTAGAGTGGGGTGGCAAGCCAGAGTACAGGACTTGGGCCGAACAGCCAACATTTAGAACTTATAAATTAAGTCAAATCATCGATAATCCAGAGAAGTTGTTGCGTGAAAAAATGCATTGTCGCGTAACGATCGATGTGCCTATTAGTTTTGAAGAAGCAAACTTTGTTAAAGAAACATTTATGCCGCAGTTTAAACTGCGTGAGCTTATGTTAATTCCAGAAAAAGTTGAAGTAGATGCAAACTCAACTCCTATTGATATCAACTTTGAAAGCGTTGATACTATTGTAATGAATCAAATTAATGCTATCGAAAGCGACACATACAACAAAGCATTGTTATTGGATATCTATAATAACCTATGATTAAAATTAAAGATTTAACTGTTAGAAATTTTATGAGCGTGGGTAATCAGACCCAGGCTCTCAATTTTGACAAAGGGCAACTAACATTGGTATTAGGTGAAAACCTAGACTTAGGTGGGGATGACAGCGGAGCTCGCAACGGTACTGGTAAAACTACTATCATTAACGGTATCAGCTATGCTATCTATGGTACTGCTCTTACAAATATCAAAAAAGACAACCTTGTTAACAAAATTAACAGCAAAGGTATGCTTGTAACTGTTAGTTTTGAAAAAGATGGGATTGATTATCGTATCGAACGAGGTCGAAAGCCTAATATTTTAAAGTTTAGTGTTAACGGTCAGGAGCAAGAAACTGATGCATTAGACGAAGCACAAGGCGATAGTAGAGAAACACAAAAAGCCATTGAAGATGTGTTTGGTATGAGTCACGAGATGTTCAAGCATCTCGTAGCCCTTAACACGTATACAGAACCTTTCTTATCAATGAAAGCTGGAGACCAGCGTGTTATTATTGAACAACTGTTGGGTATTACTCAACTATCCGAGAAAGCAGAAGCACTGAAAGAACAAATACGGATTAGTAAAGATAGCATTACTACAGAAAACACACGGATCGAGACTGTTAAATCTAGCAACGATCGAATTCAACAAAGTATTGATGCGCTAGAACGTAAACAGCGTATGTGGGATGAGCAATACGAAACTGCTCTTACTAATCTAACTAAAGCTATTGAAAAATTATTAGACATCGATATCGATGCTGAGATTACTAGCCAACGTTTGCTAGTAGAGTGGAACAAAAATAAGAAAGATCGTGATAGTATTACTGCACTAATTGCTAAACAAACATCTACGCTAGAAAGAGAACAAAAAACTTTAGAAAAATTAGAGAAAGAATTAACTGCATTAGCAGACCACAAGTGTCATAGTTGCGGTCAAGATCTACACGACAACAAACACGAGACTATGGTTGCTGCAAAAGTAGCACAAGCTGATGAAAGTAGACAGCACGTTGAAACTCATACTACAGAATTAAAAGATTTAAACGATGCACTAGCTGAACTAAGTGAACTAGGGTTATGTCCACAGGTAACCTACGATAATTTAGAGCAGGCATTAAACCATAAGAACACACTTAGCGGATTAGAACGTGATTTAGAAATCAAAGTTGCAGAAACTAATCCGTATTTAGAGCAAATTCAAGAACTTAAAAACACCGCAGTTCAGGAAATTGACTATAATGCAGTCAACGAACTTGTGCGGGTTAAAGATCATCAAGAATTCCTGCACAAGTTATTAACAAACAAAGATTCGTTTATCCGCAAGCGTATTATTGATCAAAACCTAGCATACTTAAATCAACGACTAACTTATTATCTTGATAAAATTGGTTTGCCGCACCTTGTTGAGTTTCAAAACGATCTAAGTGTTATTATTACACAGCTAGGTCAGGACTTAGACTTTGATAATTTGTCACGTGGAGAACGTAATAGACTTATTTTAAGTATGTCGTGGGCGTTTCGAGATGTTTGGGAAAATTTATACCAAAGTATTAACCTGTTGTTTATCGACGAGTTAGTTGATAGTGGTATGGATGCTAGTGGTGTTGAAGCTAGTATTGCTGTTTTAAAGAAAATGACCCGTGAACGTCAAAAAAATGTGTTCTTGATATCACATAGAGACGATTTAACAAGCCGTGTTAATCACGTGCTTAAGGTTATTAAGGAAAACGGATTTACTAGTTACAGTAATGACGTAGAAATTATTGAATGAGTACAGAAAGCCACGATAAAATGATTGCTGCTTTTCAGGAATACTTTAAGTGGCAGGATAGATTTGAATATAGAGGCTCAGATGAGGCAGGAATTAAGGCACGATATTGGTTATCAGAAATACGCAATGAGGCAAGTAAAAGGCGAGTAGAGATACAAGATAAACGCGAAGAGCGCAAAGAAGCCAGAAAAGGGATGGTCGGAAGACCTCCTAAGGTAACTAAATGAGTGCAATGGACGTATCAAAATCAACCCGTATCTGAAATACCAGAAGGCTACATCGGCTTTGTTTATATAATCACGAACACAGTCACCGGACAGAAATACATAGGCAAGAAACTAGCACAGTTTAAACGCACGAAACCTCCACTCAAAGGCAAAAAACTTAAAAGAAGAAGCACAGTAGAAAGCGATTGGCGCGAATACTATGGTTCATCTGATAGGTTAAACGCAGAC